AGTAATTAGTCAGAGAAAATTTTGACCCGAAAAAAAGAGACAGAGAACGCAAAGAAACGGGCAGAGCAGCTTGAGAAGCGTCGGGATAGCCTGACGCGTGAGGCTGAGTTTAAGGCCCGGAAAATGCGGGCAGATGCAGAGCTTGCAGAGCAGAAGCTTGAGAAACAGCGGGGCGAGTTGGTAGACGCCGACGAGGCGGCAGAGGTGGTGCAGCACAGTTTAACTATGTTTCGCGAGGCGTTGAGAACTAACAGGAAGTTGGCCCGTCAGATACGCGAGGCGAAAACAGAGCAGTTAAGTTTGAAGGCTTTGACAACGGCCTTTGACGCGGCGGCTAAATTGGTTGTCGATTCTCTCGGTGAAGACGCACAGTAAAATAATCGCGGGGGCTAACCGGGCGCTGTTTGCCCCGGTCATGCCAGACCCGGTAGAGTTCTACGAAACAGAGTTCATTCTCTCTACGTCCGATGCGGCGGAGCACGGCCCACCGAGAATAGATGACGCTCCTTGGCAGGCCGAAATCATCCGGTGCCTTGCGAGCGAGGCCGAAGAAGATAAATTCATCGCCCTGATGTCGTCGAGTCAGGTAGGTAAGACTACCGTCATCACACAGGATATTTTTCGCGAGGCTAAGTACCGGCCCGGCCCGTTCGGGGTTGTGCTGCCGACGATTCACGCCCGCAAGACTTTTTCACAAGACAGGTTCGAAAGGTCGCTTGAGGCGTCGCATTCTGTGGCCGATGTATTCGCGGCGAAGAAATCGCGAGATTCAGGGAATACGATTTCAGCTAAGCGGTTTTACGGTGGGCAGGTCCACTTTCTTTCTGGTAAGTCTACCACTGCTCTAAAGTCAAAGCCGTTTCGGCGGCTCTATATCGACGAGGCCAATGAGCTTGAAAAGAATCTAAATTCTCAGGGCGATACGGTAGAGATTGCACAGAAGCGAGTAGAGGCGTTCGGCGGGTCTGGTAAGATTTTCATAAACTCAACTCCTACAAATGCCAAGTTTGGCACTATCGAAAAATGGCACGAGAGAGGGACGCAGCATAGCTTTCTTGTCCCGTGCCCGGCGTGTAGCCATAAGCAGAAGTTGGTTTTCTCTCAGTTTCGATATGAGAAACCCGAAGTAGGTAAGAACGTAACCGGCGTTCAGTATGAGTGTACCGAGTGCGCCGCCGTGTCGCCTGAATCTGATTGGCGCGCGCAGATTGGTAACGGCGAATGGGTGGCACGTTTTCCGGGCCGCGCGATAAAGTCTTTTCATATCTGGCAGGCATATATGCGCCGCCGCGAGTGGTCGAGAATCGCCACAGAATATGAGCGGGTAAAGGACGACGTAGACGCGTTGCGGGTTTTCGTGAATCAGACGTTGGGAGAATCGTTTGTTGAGGCAACCGATGTTCCGTGGGAAAAGATTCATTCACAAATGGAAGATTGGAAAATCGGCGAGGTGCCTGCGGGTGGCATGGTTTTGACGGCTTTTATTGATGTCCAGAAAAGCCGGTTCGAGGGTGGGGTTATCGCGTGGGGCCGGCATGAATCGTGGTTCGTGGATTACTTCACCATTGACGGCGGCCCGTCAGATGACCGGGCATGGGGTAGGCTGACAGACTTTCTTTCGCAGCGGTACACGCGGGCCGATGGTGTCAGCATGACCCTTTCGGCGGTTGGGATAGACTCCGGTTATGACACGCAATCTGTGTATAATTGGGCTCGGCAGCACACCGGGCGGGTGTACGTGACGAAAGGTGCAAATAGTTTCTTGGCCCCGGTGGTTGTCCCGCCAAAGTCGGTGGACATAAATTTCAACGGCGAGCGCATTTCAAACGGGGTGCAACTATGGTTTATGGGTGTTTCGCAGATTAAGCGGGAGCTTTATTCATGGTTCACCCTGCGGCCAAAGGAAGAACTTATAGACGGCAAGCGGTCAAAGTCATTCCCGAAAAATTACATGCACCTGCCGCAGTACGGCGAAGAGTTTTGCCGTTCACTTGTATCTGAGCGAATCGACACTCAGAATAAGCGAAACGCACGCGGGAAAGCTGTCTCATGGGTAAAGATTTTCGAGCGTAACGAGGTCTTAGATATTGCGGTTGGGAATCGGTTTTTGTCGATTGTTCTCGGTTTAGATAGGTGGGGCGATAGAGAATGGGACAGACATTCTATGAGTTTAGGCCCGAATAGACAGCAGGCGCAGCGGCCTAAAGTTGTTCAGAAAAGCCGGGTCATTTCGCGCGGTGTGGATTTGGATTGACGAAGCGTGTAAGCAATGTTAGGCGGCGTGTGTGACTTTCGATACTCTCGAAGAACTGCTCGCGTACAAGGCCGAATTGAAAGCAGCTTTGCGCGCCCGTATAAAAGGCGCGTCATATTCAATCGGCAGTGCCGGCACTTCTCGTTCATTTACGCGGGCAAGCGTCGCCGAACTGCGCAGCGAGTTAGCAGCGGTTGAGGCGGAAGAAGCCGAGATGAGGGGCCAGACTCGTCATCGTATTGCGTATATCACACCCATAAAAAATGCCATTTTTTAACTTCAACCGAAATAACTTTTTGAAGGGCGGGCAGGGCTTTTCAGCCGCCCGGATGCTTCGGCAGTTTAAGAACTGGATAACCTCGCATGGTTCGCCTGACGGCGAGGTCATCGCCGACCTGCCAACCCTGAGAGCGCGCGCCCGCGACCTTCATAAGAATAACTCACTCGCACGAGCGGCAGAAGAAACGCTCATTCGCAACGTCATCGGGCCGGGGCTGAAAATGCAAACGGCGGTAGACTATGACGCCATCGCCAAAGAACTGAATATATCCGCAGAAGAAGCCGAAGCAATCGCCAACAAGTTCGAGCACGACATAGAGGCTTTGTGGTATGATTACTACAATTCAAAGCTATGCGATGCGCGCGAAGTTTCTGACGGGCCGTCTCTCACGCGTTTAATGTTCTCGTCAGTTTTGCAGAGCGGCGACGTGTTCGCGACTTTCCCGCGTCACGATGGCTTGCCGCGTCTCGGTCTGATTGAAGCCGATCAGGTGCAGAACCCGTTGGGCCGGTTCTCAAATATGCACTTGCGCGATGGTGTTTTGGTTTCAGATTCAGGGGTGCCCGTTGGCTACATGGTCAACTCCAATCAGGAGCAATGGCCGGAACGAAACCAATTTATTCCGAAATACGGTACGGAGTCAGGCCGCGCGCTGATTCTGCACCTGTTCAGAGAGGAACGGCCCGGCCAGAATCGCGGTATCCCGTGGGTTGCACCTGTTATAGAGCAGTTGAAAAACCTTGACGGCTACGAAAAAAGCGAAATCACAGGGCAGCTTGTAAGCTCATTTCTCACGTTTTTTGCAGAGCGGACAGTGCCAAGCGGCAAACTATTGCCCGGCGGTGGCCTCGAAGAAGACCCGCAACTCGGCGCAGATTTTAACGCAGGCCCGGCGGCAATCCTTGAAGTGCCATACGGAATTAAAATGACCGCGCACAACCCGGCGAGGGCTAACAGTAATACAGTCGGGTTTATCGAATCCGTCATTAAAAAGATCGGCGCGGCACTCGGTGTGCCGTTTGAAATCCTGATTGCGCACTATACCACGTCTTTTACGTCAGCCCGCGCCGCCCGTATTGAGTTTTGGAAAGCCGTAACTATGTGGCGCGATTGGCTCACGGTCAACGCGATGAATCCGTGGTATCATGAATTTTTAACCGACGCGATTATTTCGGGCAAGGTTCAAGCGCCGGGGTTTTTTACAAATGAGAACCTGCGCCGTGCATGGTCGGGGGTCAATTGGTATGGCCCGGCACTCGGTCAGATTAACGAAAAGGTAGAGGCTGAGGCGATACAGACGGTAGTTATGAGCGGCGGCAAGTCTGCCACTGCGGCATTTGCTGAGGCATACGGCACCGATTACGAAGACACGATGAGACAGATTAAACGCGAAAAGGCGTTTCGGCAGCGTCTCGGCCTGACGTTATCCATCGACGAGCGACCGGCAAACGCCGCGCCGTTACCGCCAAAAGAGGGGCAAGATGAAATTCCTGATACACCAACCACAGACGAACCTGCGTAAAATGCAAGGAACAGCGGCGGCAGAGGTGCCGTCACGGGTTCAAGCCGGCGTCGGTATTATCCCGATAGTTGGGGTATTGTCGCCGCGCTCAGACGGTTGGTTTGAAATGGGTTCTACGTATGAGCAAATCAGCGCCGCGCTCGAAAGGTTCAACGCTGAACCGGCTATTACGAAAATCGTTCTGGACGTAGACTCCTGCGGCGGTTCGGCTGATGGAGTTTTTGAGCTTGCCGAGAAAATCCGCGAAAGTCAAAAGCCTGTCATTGCTTATGGGCGCGGGCTTGTCGCGAGTGCCGCATATCTACTGTTTGCGGCGGCGCACGTCCGCATTGCTCATCGCTCTACGTTTCTCGGTTCGGTGGGGGCGTATGAGTGTCATTACATTGGCGACACCGGCGAGATTAAATACATCGTTTCTTCTCAAAGCCCAAAGAAGGTGCCCGACCCTTCTACTCCTGACGGCGAGGCAGTCATTCAGGCGCGGGTTGACGCGCTCGCAGAAATGTTTATCGGTGACCTCGCAACCTATTTTAACAGCACACCTGAAAAGGTTTTGGCTGATTTCGGTGGCGGTGAGATTATGTTAGCCACCGCAGCGCAGCGGGCAGGCATGGTTGACATTGTAGGGAATTTCAAAACTGCGTTGGCGGCAGAAAAAACTTTCGTAAATGTGGTTGACGGAACGAGTGGCGCAGGCTATCCGCCAAACACACGCAGCGCGGCAGCATTGTTGAGCGCAAGGGGTAAACGAATGGCAAGAAAAATGGCATTAGTCATTACAGACGACGCGAACGTCACAGAGGGCGCGGAGTCTTTCGAGGTCACTAAGGAATCAATCAAAGAAAAGTTTCCTGAGGTGTACGAAGCAATCCAAAAAGACGCAATGGACGCCGCAGCAAAAGCAGCCGAAGAAGTCGAAGCGGTTGCAGAGTCTGCTGACGAATCAAATCCGGCAGAAAAAGAAATGGTAGCGCAGGCGCGCGCCGGCAAGATGTCAGCCACAGAGCTGGCGGTAAAGCTGGTAGCTGAGAAAAAACGCTACATGTCGAGCGATGCTTTCAAGCTCGCACAAATGGGCGCACGTCGCCAAGCCGATCAACCGGCGGTCATCACCGCAAGCGCGGGCGATACAAACCAAAAAAAGAACCCATTCCTTAAAGTTTTGGGCAAAGGCGGTAAATAATGGCGAATGCAGAAACAGGCACAGTCGAGTACGATAACCTTTTACTCGGCGATGTGCAGGCGCTGAGCGATACACGAACGCTCGAAAGCGGCAGCGTAACGCGCGGCCAGATTCTCAAACTCGGCACGGGTGCAAAGGTCGTGGCGTTTGATGAATACGACGCAGCGACAGACGCACATGCGATTTGCGCGGTGGATGCCGACGCAACCGGCGGCGAGGTGCCTGTGCGTATCTATACGTTCGGCCAATTCTCTGCCGATGTGGTCGCAGAAGAAACCGGCGTCGAGATCGATGACGCACTGAAAAATGCCCTGTGGGCGCGTGGTCTGCATGTTCGCGAGACCACGGTTCTCGAATAAGGAGTAAAACAAGATGCCAAATCTTTTAGACCAAACAAACTTTCGTTCGCTTGCTGAGAGCGTCGAAATACTGAAAGAGCCAAACGGCTTTATCGGTAAAATGTGCTTTCCGCGAATCGAAGAATTTGCGACGAGTTCGGTGGACTTCGACGTCTTCGAGCAAAGCCGCAAGGTTTTGCCGTATGTCGCCCGTCAGGTTGAGGGGCCGTATGTCGCAAAGCAGGGCTTTTCAACGAACACAGTAACGCCGCCTTACCTCAAGCCAAAGTTCAACGTCACGGCAAGCGACGTCGAAAAACGCTTGGCAGGCCGCCCGCTGTACATCGACAACGGCAACGACCTTTCGGACGAGTTCGCAGAGTATCTGTCAAAGCGCATTTACAACGAGCTTGAAATTCTCATCCGCCGCACGATTATGACACAGCAAGCCGATGCTGCTAAAAATGGCGCGGTGACTGCGTACAACGCGGCGGGCGGTGTTGAATACACTGTCAATTACCAGCGCGATGCGTCGCTAAATGCAACCGGCGTAACTGCTTTCACGGCTGACCCGCTCGCTCTGATGCGCGCACGTTCGGCCCTGATTTCAAAGTTTACCGGCCTTCGCGGTGCGCATGTGGTTCTCGGTGCGACTGCGCTCGATGACTTTCGTGTCCATGCAAAGGTGACTGCCGCCCTGTCGAAAGACTGGTCGTCTCGCGGTCAACTCGGCTACACTCCTGAAAGCCTCGGCGCTGCATGGGTTGGCGTTGCTGACGGTATCAATTACTGGTATCTTGAAGATTGGTACGTCGATTCAACCGGCGCTACTGTGCCTGTGGTCGGTGACAAATACGCTCTGATGTTCGCAGAGGGTGCGGGCGCGATGTATTACGGCGGTCTTGAACTGCTCGAAGGCCGTCGCGGTGCGCGCGGTCTGAAAACATGGGCCGGCAACGACCCAGACGGTCAGGTCATTCAGATGCACTCGGCACCGCTCGCAGTGACAACCCACCGTAACGGCTTCGCTTACTTTCAGGTGATTGCCTAAGTGAGCGATTTCGACGACGAGTTGGAATCAATGATTGAGGGCGAGCACTCTGAGGCCGCCCAAATCGTTTACATTGACGAGTACGGTGTGACGCCGCTCGACGAGGTAAGATTGATTTTTGACTCGTCGTCTATTATCGTCGGGAATAACGGCGACGCGGTTCTGTCCGATACGCCTGTGGTTTTGGTTCTGCTCGACAAGATCGAGGCATTGATCGGCGAAACGCTGACAGATGCTTTCGGTTTTGAGATTCGCGGCAAGACTTACCCGGTGCGCGATGTAAACCCGAAGGACGCGCACGGGATGGCCCGTGTAGAGCTGAGGCGGGCGCTTGACTAAGGGTCAAGAAATTATAGAAGCTGTCATTGCCAGAATCACAGGCAAGGGCGGACTTGAAAATGTCTATGATTCCAGAGTGCTGCCGAGCGCGCGAACTGCCAAACTTTATGCGGTGGTGAGCGAGACCGGCGATCAGGTTCAGTACGGGCCGGGCCAGTCAAGGACACCGATGCAGGTTTCGACAGGCATCACGGTTGCTTTGGTTGCCGTGGGTGGAGACACGCAAGAGCACCGCGACGAGATAGCGGTGACGAATTTACGGGCCGCACAGGAAGCGGTAGAGGGTGAGCTGGTAAAGCGATATGAAACCCTTGATGGACTTATTGAAAGGTTGGACTTTTCCGGGTCGTCTCTGACGCCGCGCGGCGATGGCGACCTTGTAAGCATTGTTCGAGAAATACGATTCAGCGCGATATGGATGCGCGTTTTAGGAGAATAAAAAATGGCAAAACAAGCATGGTTCGGCGGTGCGTCGAATTTCACAATCGGGCAATCAGACATCGCTGTTAAGCGCGTGACTGTGAGTTCATGGGACGTTGACACCGACTGGAAAACACTCGGACGCGTTGACCATATCAATTTCAACGAAATGTATACGTGGGGGCCGATGAAGTCTCTGCAAACCGGCGACGATGAGGCAAACGCCCAAATCATCGGGCAGTCTACGAATATCGAGGTTGGCCTCGTCGAGATGTACGGCGAAGTTTTCGAGCAGATTTGGCCGGGCGCGGTAGTCAAGCGCGACGGTTCGGACGTGGTGCGCATCTATTCAAAGAAAATGCATGGCATCCGCCTTACCGACCTGCTCATGTGGGTGCGTATCACGAAGTACAAACAGGGCGCACCGTCAACCGACGTTCTCGACACTATTTACTGCCTCGCGGCCCCGCGCCTTGAGAGCGGCGAAATCAATTCGGATTTGTCACAACAGGTTATCACGCTGCCAATGAAGGGCTATATCGCAAGCGAAGATTATGTGACACCGGCAGTCACCGACGCTGACGATGAATATGACACCCCGCTTTCATTCTGGACAGCGGAGATCGTGTAAATGCGCGCTGAGCTGATACTCTCAGACTCAGGCCGTCGCGGGGCTGAAATCCTTTGCGACGGCATCGGAGAGGTGACTATCTGGAAAAAGAAAGTCACCCGCGATTCGGCTGATTCTTTCGATGAGCAATTGCAAAAGCTGACATCTGAGATTCGCAAGATTTCGGCGAAGCTGCAAAAAGTAAAGGGCGTGGATGAAAAGAAGCGCCTTTCTTCTCAGCTCTTCGACGTGAACGCAGAGTTCATTTGCGCGCGCGTCGATGGCCTCACCCCTGAGATGCTGAGAGTCATCGACGTTACAGACATCGCCGAAATAAGTATGCTGGCAAATCGTCTTTACGAGAACGATTTCGCCGCTAAAAAAAACGAGTAAAATTCTGGATTGAGGTTTTGCAGGTGTGTTCAGTGAGTCTGACAGAGTTCGACGCACTGGACATTCTTGACAGCGAGGCGGTATTGACTGCTTCGCGAATTATCCAATCAGAGAAGCGTTCAGAGAATTTGCACCAACGGGCTTTAGTCGCTGCGCTCAATAAGCACAGCGCGGCGGCTGTCAATCGTGCAATCAAAGCAGAGAAAAATTATCGTGACAGCCTGAATGGCGGCACAGAAAGGATTAACACTCCGGCGGGTAAGGTGATAATTCACTAATGGTTAACGAGATTAAATCAGTCTTAACCCTCGATGACGTTGACTTTAAGAAAAAGTTAACGGACAACGAAAAGTCTGTCTTGAAGTTCTCTGCGGCAGTTGCGACGATTGGCGCGGCGGCTACTGCGGCGGCAGTTGCTACGGCCTCATGGCAGGATAAAACCGGGAAACTCGCGCAAAGCGCCGGGGTTTCGGTTTCTGCATTTTCCAAAATGGCGGTAGCGGCTGAGAAGTCGAACGTATCGCAAGAAGAACTGTCGAAAACACTGGCAAAAATATCGTCCGGTTCTCCAGAAGTCGCCAAAAAGCTACAGGCTATCGGCGTTAGTTTTACTGACGCAAGCGGCAAGGCTAAGACGTCAACGCAGGTATTTTCAGAAGTGGCCGACAAGGTTGCAAAAGCAGGCTCAACTGCAGAGCAATCGGCTATTGCTGTACGTGCGTTTGGTGATGAGGGTGCGGCGCTTGTGCCAATGCTTGCAAGCGGAGCGCGCGGGCTAGACGAGGCGGCATCCGCAGCTACAAAATATGGTTCGGTAGTATCTGAGCAAGCAGCAGAGGCAGCGGCAAAATTTAACGACGACTTAGCCGATACAAAAAACGCATTGAAAGGGCTCACGTCAGCAATTGGTGAGTCTATAATCGCATGGGTTAACCAAGGCGGAATAATGGACACCGTCAGGGATAAGCTCGCAGAGGCTACGCAATGGTGGCGAGGGTTGTCCGATACAACGAAAAATATAATCGTTACCATTGGCGCAGTGGCAGTTGCATTTGCTGCTTTGGCCGCTGGCATTATCGCCTTTGCCGCAATGGCCCCGGCGTTGGGCGCGGCGTTCTCTGTGATGTTCGGGCCTGTGGGGTTGATAATCACAGCCGCAGCGGCGGCAGTCGGGGCAATAGCCTATTTAATGACCGCGCGCGAAAGCGCAATTAAGGTAGCTCAGCGCGAGCAAGAGCAGGCAAAGAAAAACTCGGCAGCGTGGGCAGACAATGAGCAATCGCTTTATAAACTTTCGAGACAGACAAAGCTAACGTCTACTGAGCAGGGGGAGCTTGAAAGAGTAAAAGAGGCCGTCAGGAAAAAGGCCGTCGAGTTAGGGCAGGCAATCAACGTAGAAGCTATGTCGATGCAAGACCTGATAAATAAGACGAAAGAATACAAGGCTCTCGAAAATGCTGAATATATTAAAGGGCTAATCAAAGAGACGAACGCGCTATCAGAATCGTACATGCAATCAAAAGTACGGCTTGAGGCCCTCGCCGTGCAGTATAAAAACGCGACGCCTGAACAGTACACAGCGGCCCTAAATAAAGAACTAAAGACTTACAACGGCATTAAGTCTGAGCTTGAGGCGGTCGGGCTTAAGTATCAGAAAATGAATGAGGTTAAGAAAGAGGCCATCGCAATAGCAACCTCAGCGGGAGCAAAGCAAAAGCCACCCGAAATTCTGTACCAGTCTGATGTACTAGCAGCATTTCAGGCGCGCGAGATTGCGGCTAAAAAGTATGCAGGCGCGACAAAAGAAGAAATAGAAAAGCTTGAAGATGCGCACCGCGAAGAGCAGCGGGCGGCGACCTCAAACGCTGAACAGGTCGGGATTGCGTACGCGAAGATGGCGCAATCGGCTATAAACGCAGTAGGCCCGGCAATTCAAGCCGCATCTATGGTTACAGACGCCATGTCAAAATCTGTGCAGTATGCGGCACGGGTTGCGGCGCGTGACTTAGATGTAATTTCAATTCGTACACAGCGGGCTTATGAGCAGCAAAAAGAGGCCATCGAGACAGAAAGCGCAGCGGCGATAGATAACATTACGAGCAGCTATGACGCGCGAATTTCAGCCGTAACAATGGGTGAAGCGTCCATAACAGCGGCTATAGAGATGGAGCGCAACAAGCGTTTACTCGCTGACGATGCCGAATACCAGGCAGCGGTTGAGGCTCTGCGGTTGCAGTTTGAGGCAAAGCGCGCGCTGATTGAGCAAAACTCTTTAGACATCGAGCAGCGCCGACTTAATGACGCGGTGGCAGAGCAGAGCTTTCAGCAGCAACTAGCCAACCTCGCGAGTGAGTTTGCAGGCAAGAAAGACAAGACGAACAAAGACGCCGACGCCAAGGCCACCGCACAGAAAAAGATTACTGACGAGCAAATTAAGAAGCTCGAAGCTGAAAAAAATGCGGCTTTAGAATTGTCAAAAAAGACCTCTGACGAGAAGCTAAAAGCCCTCGATGAGAAAAAAGCGGCAGACGATAAGGCTCTCGAAAAGCAAAAATTACAGACTCAGTATGACGCTGAGGTGCAAGAGTTCAACCAAACAAAGGCTGTAAAGTCTGTTCAGACTATCGCGTCCGGTATCGCCTCAGCGGCGCAAGCGTTCGCGGCAACGGCGGCCTCTTTGCCTTTTGGTCTCGGTATTCCTATAGGTCTCGGCATCGCGGCTACAATCATGGGCGCGACGTATGCAAGCGTAAATCAAATCAATTCCCAGCAACCAGTTAAACCCGCTGCGCTCATCGCGGCGAAGGGTGGAACACTCACGGCAGGCGAAACGCATTACGGTCCGTCAGGTGGTATCGACGTAAAGGCAGAGCGCGGCGAAACAATCCTTTCGAGCGCATTAACCGACAAGTTAGAATCGACTTTGGAAAGCGGCAGCGGTTCACAGAATATCTATTTTCAAGACGGGGCTATCCGTGTAATGGAGTTAAGCCGCGAGATGGTTATGGAAATTGCACGGGCAGTAGGCGACGAGGTACGGCGCGAAGGGTTCGCGATTTAAGGGGACACAATGAGCTTTTCTTTAGTAGCAGGCGACTCTGTTTTACCTCTCACGATTGCAAACCTGATGCCGTCTTTTGAGCATCCGCCTTTGATGATTAAGCAAAAGGTTATAGAGCGTTACGGGCGGGACGGCGGGGCGATCACAGGCGACAGGCGGATTGCTTCGCGAAAGCTAAAACTTGAGATAGTAGTCGGCGGCGCGAATGAGGCGGCGTATGCTGCGAATGCTCAGGCGCTCTATGCAATCGCCGCAAGCTCAAATCTTTATTTGTACGATGACACTTTGGGGTATCGGTTGGCCTTGTCGGTTGGGATGATTTCGCCTAAATCTGATGTATACCGCCGCGCTGAAAAGTGGGTTTTGGATTGTGTCGCGCCCGATGGAGCGTGGGAAACTATCGACGCTGAGATTTACGCCGATGAGTATGACGACGAATATGAGCCGGGTTTTCATTGGCAGAACGGCGAAACTATTTCACTTAACAATACTAACCCGCTCGACGCGTGGTTAGTTCTTGACCTTGAAAGTACAAACTTTATCTCAGAGTTTGCAATCGTGAACGTAACCACGGGCGCGGTGATTCGCGTTGGGGAGTCAGAGTTTACAAACGGCGTAAGAATGGTTTTAGACTCTCGCGATGGTTCGGCGTATCTGTATATTCCCGGCGATGACGCGGTGGACGTTAAGCAAAAGATTGCGGACAATACAGGATTTATCGCCCTTGCGCCCGGTGTCAACGTGCTTCGCTATGAGTCAGTTTTCGGCCCGGTTATCGCGAACATATCTTACCGACTGAGGCGGCCTTTCTGAGCTTCGATTCTGCATTAGTTGGCGAGGCGGTTCTGGGCGGGTTTCTCGTCGGTGGCGCTCCCGCGCTGGGAGGCAGCTGGCCTGTCCCACAGCCTGGGGACGTCGTCAAGCGGCGGTCAGAGGTGGGGTG